TGATGCTAAAGTTAAACCAGGAAAAGCTCAGCCATTTAGTTCTGCTTTCAAATCTGCTAAATCAGCAGGTAAGGATAAGTTCCTATGGAAAGGTAAATCCTACCATACTAAAACAAAATCAGAATTAGAAGCAGGAAGAAAGGATCTAACTAAGAATGTACCAGGTGGTGATATATTAAAACTTAAAGATAAAAAAGAAAGCATCTTCAGTAAATTCAAATCCTCTAAAACTGGATCTGAGTTCTTTAAAAAATTAAAAAATAATAAATAACTTGATACCCACTAAAGCTCTAGAACTTCCTTTCAAGGAAATCATGGAGTTAATAAATGCAAACAATGGATTCTATTACAACAAACACTCAAAAGAAAAGCTTGACAGTCTCACAGGAGAAGTTTCTAGACGCCCTATTCGGAGAAGCCCAAGGAAATCCCAGACAAGCAGGTGAGATCGCAGGTTACTCAGAACATTCATATCCTAAAGTTCTACGTAATTTAAAAGACGAGATTGTTAAAAGAGCAGAAAACTATTTAGCCATACATTCTGCGAAGGCTGCAACTAGAATGGTAAACTTGTTAGACGAAGATGGAACAACTCCACACGCTAGTATACGAATGGAAGCAGCAAAACAAATATTAGACCGTATTGGTATTGTAAAGAAAGATCAATTAGATATCAATATGAATTTAAAGCATGGTATGTTTATATTACCAGCTAAGAATGAACCAGAAGAATCAATCGTAACTCCAGTACAAGATTAATTATGTCAGACAAACCTAGTAAACCTAAAAAAAAAGTTTACGCTAATGAGCACCCTAAATATAAAAATAGTAAATCTTATAGTGAAAAAGAAATACTAGAGTTTAATAGTTCTGTAAAAGAAAAGATAAGAGACTGGGACTCAGGAAAAATAAAATCTAACATGAAGTTAGGTGATAGTAATACTAAATCTAATATGAAAATAATTGACCCTAAGAAGAGACGGTTAGATGGTAAACTTACATACACAGAAGTATAAGTGATTAAAAGAAAAGCTAGAACTATCCCATTTGGATATAAGTTAGCAGAAGACACAGATTATATTGAACCTATACAATCTGAATTAGATGCTTTAGAAGAAGCAAAGAAATTTTTAAAAACATGTTCATACCGAGAGGTTGCTATTTGGTTATCAGCAAAAACGAAAAGATACATATCATATGTCGGACTTAGAAAAGAGTTACCAGAGATACCGCTGCCAAAGCCAAAGAAGAAAGTAAAGACCAAAGCCAAGCAGTCGGCTAAGCAGGCAATAGCAAGAACACGTAAAAAAGTTGCAAAGGCAGAACAAACTTTACGTTCAGCTAAGATCCATGCAAAAAATGTCAAGGATAAATTGTTAACCATTGACAAAGTATTAGATGGAAAAGAACAGCAGCTTATAACCCAAGACGTAATAGACGAAGTTCCAGCAAACGTACAGGAACATCTAGCAGGTAAAGAGATAATCTTTCAACCTAACAAAGGTCCACAAAGAGATTTCTTAGCTGCATCAGAACGAGAAGTGTTTTACGGGGGTGCAAGAGGTGGTGGTAAATCATACGCCATGTTAATAGATCCTCTAAGGTACTGTCATAAAGAACATCATCGTTGTCTACTACTTCGTAGAACTATGCCAGAGTTAAGAGATTTGATTAATCATTCTCAACGATTATACTCAAGAGCATATCCAGGAGCAAAATGGAGAGAGCAAGAAAAAGAATGGAGATTCCCATCAGGAGCAAAAATAGAGTTTGGTTATGCAGAGAACATGACAGACGTATTACGTTACCAAGGGCAGTCTTACACATGGATAGGAATAGACGAACTTCCACAATATCCTTCGCCAGATATATATAATTTTCTAAGATCGTCACTTAGATCAGTTGATCCGAGTATACCAGTATACATGAGGGCTACAGGTAACCCAGGTAATGTTGGATCACAATGGGTTAAAGAGATGTTTGTGGATCCTATAGATCCTAATACAGCTTTTAACATAGAGATTTCTACACCTTCAGGAACAAAGTATATAACTAGAAAGTTTATACCCGCTAAGTTACAGGACAATCCTTACCTTATGCAGACTGATGATTACTACGCAATGTTATCATCATTACCAGAAGTACAAAGAAAGCAATTTTTAAACGGAGATTGGGATGCATTCTCTAATGCAGCATTCTCAGAATTTGATAGGGACTTACATGTTGTTGAACCTTTTGAAATACCTAAAGGCTGGCAAAGATTTCGTGCTGCTGACTGGGGTTACAGTTCTCCTGCTTGTTGTTTATGGTTTGCTATTGATTATGATAATAATCTATGGGTTTATAGAGAGTTGTATACCCAAAAGATTACAGCAGATATTTTCGCAAAGAAAGTCCTAGACCTAGAGAGTGGAGAATACATACGCTACGGGGTTTTAGACGCCAGTACATGGGCAAGACGTGGTGATATAGGTCCAAGCATTGCAGAAACAATGATTCAAGCTGGGTGTCGTTGGAGACCTTCTGATAGAACAGGAAGAAGTAGAATTAGTGGAAAGCTAGAAATCCACAAAGATTAAAGATAGTAGACGAAAAAACTAAAGAACCAGGTATTCGTATATTTTCTAATTGTAGAAATTTGTTAAGAACATTTCCTACACTACCATTAGATGATAGTAATCCTGAAGATATTAATACACACGTAGAAGATCACGCATATGATGCATTAAGATACGGATGTATGAGTAGACCGATTCATACAAGTTATGCAAACAAAACATTTGGTAACAGTAATAGAACAGCTAATTTTGTCCCCTCAGATAAAATATTTGGATATTAACAGAGAGGATATATGAAAAAAGTAAAGTTACCTACTATAGATAAAAAGAATTTTCCTTATGATCTAGTACAGATATTATGGGAAGATATCGTTGGAGATGCAGGCTGGGCTGAACTTCCAGATATTAAAAGTTCTAGCACAGCAATATGTTGTAGTTTAGGATACTTAGTATTTCAAGACGATAAAAGAACTATCATTATGTCAGATTTTATATTTGAAGATAATGGTAAAGTAAAGACAGGTGGTGGTTATACTACTCTCCCAACAACAAACGTTTTACAAATAAAAAAAATAAAAATATAGGAACAATATGGAAATGAAATTTGACCCCAAAGCTAAAGTTAAGCAAGGTGATCTAAGCTCTACTCCTGAAGGTAAGCAACCTAATCAAGAACCTGGAGATCTTAAGATAAGTATCAAAAGAGAAGATAGGGCTGCTGAAACTCAAGATGGAAATTTTGGCTATCATGAACCTAAAAAATTCAGAAGCCAATTAGATGCTAACTTTAATAAGTTGGCTGATGAGAAGGATTACTAATGGCTGACAAAAGCTATAGTTTTATGGAGCTTGTTGATGATAAACAACTTCAATCAGAAATAAAAGAAAAAAAGAAAAAAAAGTTTAACGAAAAGAATCCACCAGAAAAGAAAGCAAAGTTTAAAGAAAAACTTAAAGCTCATTTAGTAATGGAAAGAAGAAAAAAAATGGGAGCTAAAAAACTTACAGATAGTAAGTTCTATGGCTACCAAGGCTATACAAAAAAGGAGAATAGCAATGGATATAAATAAAAGATACAAACACGGTGAACTTTCAGCTGATGTGGCTAAAGTTAAAAATGAAAAATTAGCAATAGACCCTAATTCAAAAGTTACTAAGGGTTCAACTGCTGGAGACAGCAATGATAAGCCAGGTGCTAAATCAAAAGTTGATCCATCAATATTTAGAATGGCTGAAGAAAGAGACTACTAGTAATGGCTCTTACTGACAACAAAAAAATCTATAGCAATGAACACCCTATTGCTAAAGTTAGAAATCAATCAGTTACTGATAATTTAAAAGTAGCTGATATATCTGGTAAAGATATAAATGCTTCTAGCATGAAGGGATACTCTTCAGTAGATTTAGATACTGCTAAAATGTTAAGCAATAATCCTACATTAACAAATGAAGAATTAAAGGCTTTAAAGAAAGCAGCTAAAGATAAAAAAAAGTTAGAGCCAACAGGACAATTTAAAAAGGACTAGATGGATAATAACGAAAAGGATAACTACGATCCGTTTGTAGGATACGTAAGAGAAAAGTTCAGTCAAGCAGAAACAGCAAGACTTCAAGATGAGAAGAGATGGCTATCTGCTTACAGAAACTATAGAGGACTATATGGTCCAGAACAAACTTTTCGTGATAGTGAAAAATCTAAAGTATTTGTTAAAGTAACAAAGACTAAGGTACTTGCTGCGTTTGGTCAACTTATTGAAGTGTTGTTTTCAGCAGGTAAGTTTCCAATTGGTGTAACACCCACAGCAATGCCAGAAGGTGTAGCAGAGTATGCTCACATGAAACCAGGTCAACCACAAGACCCACAAGCAAAAGAAGCTAAACCACAAGACCCATATGGTTTTCCAGGTGATGGTGGTGGAATACCAAAAGGTGCTACAGCAGAATCTTTAATGAAAGATCTAGCACAAGAATATAAGAATTTAGGTTTTGAAGAAGGAGATGCTCCTGATTTAAAAACACAACCACAGATAGAGCCAGCTGCAATGGCAGCATCTAAAATGCAAAAAGTAATTCACGATCAGTTAGAAGAGAGTGATGCAATCTCAGTTATGAGACATGTACTTTTTGAAATGGCTTTACTAGGTACAGGAATTTTAAAAGGTCCATTTACAAATGTAAAAACACAATACAAGTTTTCTACAGATGAGGAAACTGGAGCATCAGCAATGATGGAGTTGGTAAAGACGTACCAGGTATTGAAGCAGTATCATGTTGGGATTTCTACCCAGATCCTAATGCAACTAATATGAATGATGCTGAATATGTAATTCAAAGACATTCTTTCAACAGAGAACAATTTGCAGAACTTGCAAAGAAACCTATGTTCAATGCTGATAAGATTAGAGAGTGTTTAGAGATGGGACCTAACTATCAAACAAGAGGATATGAATCTTCTTTGTATGATAGAGAAAACACTTCAAACATTTACAAAAACAGATTTGAAGTATTAGAATATTGGGGTGTAATAAGCAAACAATTAGCAGAAGAACTAGATTTTGAGTATGATGATGATCTAGATGTTATATCTGTTAACGTTTGGATATGTGGTGGTAAAGTTTTAAGAGTAGTAGAAAATCCTTTCTCACCAAAAAGAATACCTTATATGGTTTGTCCATATGAGTTAAACCCTTATCAATTCTTTGGTGTAGGTATACCAGAGAACATGCAAGATTCACAACAAGTTATGAATGGTCATGCAAGAATGGCAATTGATAACTTAGCACTATCAGGTAATTTAGTATTTGATGTTGATGAAACAATGTTAGTACCAGGACAAGATATGAAAGTATTCCCTGGTAAAATTTTTAGAAGACAGAGTGGACAACCAGGTCAAGCGATACATGGTATTAAGTTTCCAAATACTGCTAATGAAAATTTAATGATGTTTGATAGATTCAGACAACTAGCAGATGAGTCAACTGGAATACCATCTTACTCACATGGTACAACTGGAGTACAATCAACTACAAGAACGGCAGCAGGTATGTCTATGTTGATGGGTGCTGCAGCATTAAGTATTAAAACAGTTATTAAAAATATTGATGACTATTTATTAAAACCCCTAGGTAATTCATTGTTTCATTGGAACATGCAATTCAATAGTGAAAGACCAGAGATACAAGGTGATCTAGATATTAAAGCACAAGGAACATCTTCTTTGATGCAAAAAGAAGTAAGATCACAGAGACTAATGACATTCATGCAAACAGCGTCTAACCCATCGTTAGCACCTTTTGTTAAATGGCATACATGTTTAAAAGAAGTTGCTAAGTCACTAGACATTGATCCAGATCAACTGGTTAATGATCCAGAGAAAGCAGCAATCTACGCACAAATAATGGGGATGGTAAATGGAAATCAAACGACTACAGGCAATAGCGGACAACAAAGTCCAATGGGAAATATGGGAGGAGTACCTCCAGGAGCTTCGCCAACAGATCCAACAGGAAATGGAGGTGGCAATATCGGAACAGTAATGTACCGATGCCAGGGGAAGCTGGTTTGCTTCGCAGATCCTCAGTCTAAAGGAAACAATTAGACATAACAAAGAAGAACAATAATATGGCACATACATTTGATACATCAAGAGTTGGAGGCGGTACTTACGAATTAGAGCAAGACTCTAGTGGTAATTACAAATTAAAGTCAGTAGGATTTAATCAAGTAAATAAATTAAATTTACCTGATTTACCCGATGTAGCTGCTACAACTAAGAAAGCTACCGAAGATACTGTTAAGGCACAGACTACAGAAGTATTTAAACCAATGAATACTTATGATAATGATGGTGGTGATAAAAGTTATGTAGACTATGCTAGGAAACCTCCTGAAGCAAAAGTAAAAGTAGCTTCACCTAGAGATGTGCTTGATCCTAGAGATGATAGAAGTTCTGCAGATATACAAAATTTACAAACAGCACAACAAAATTATAAGGATGCATCAGTTGCATACAATTCAGATTTTGGTACTCCTGCAGATAAAGCAAAAATGGATGCTGCTAATCAGACTATAATGGATGCTAGACAAAACTATGGTGCAACTACTCAGTACAATGATAATAAAACAACAGGCTTACAAAAAGTACAATCAGCAGTTCAAAATACAGTAGGAAATGTAGTAGATTCTGTTAAAAATAATAAAGCACTTCAAATGAGTGGGAGAGTGTTAGGTGCTATAGTTAGTCCATCTTTGGCTGGAGCTAAAATGATAGCAGG